CAACTTATACACAAATGCCTCATTTGAGATAGCATCTTTTCATTACAAGACGAAAAACTTATCCGCCCATTTTTATCAACAGAGCCATCGGCATCCAAAAATCCTCTTAAAAAAGCTAATCTCAAATTACAATTTGTCTCAAACACCCAACCCGGAACTCTTTTCGTCCTCGCTGTGCCAGAAAATCCCAATTCCTTTAATTCTTTACCTGCTAAAACAGACGAAAACCTCGTCTGCCTATCACCCTCTTGTAATTGCACCTGCTTTGTCAATACGCCAACATTGCCATTCACGCCATTGCCACCATCGTAACTTACAAAACAATTCTTTATCACATCACGATAATGATTCATGTATGAAGCGTTTCTGTCTCTGGCAATAGTTATTCCTGAATCATAAACATTACCATCGCCAATCAATAGCCCGCAAAATTCCATGAATTCTTCCGTCAAAACCCTATTTCTAATAATCATCCTAAAATGTAAATCTGGCAATTTTTCACTGGCTATTAAAACATCACCAATTTTCAATTCTCCCGCTTGGACGTATTCGCTACGCCACTTAATGCACTGATGACCACCCTTGCCTTTTCTGGGAGCGGTATATTTTCTCCGAACAAGGATTTTATGTTTTGCATTTGCTCTAATATTCCTATTTGTAGTGTGTATGTTTAGGATTTCATCTTTCCCAGTGCATCCAGTTTTAGTTACTACCGACAGAACCCATTTACCGTCCTCATTAAGACTCCATACCTTTTCCCCAACCCTAACTTCCGCTATTGATTTGTTGCCATTTTCAGTATAAATCTCAACATCCGCTGGTAAGCAGAATGTTGCACGCTCTAAACTGCCTATCTTATGTGGCGGGATATTGAATATTCTCGAACAGTCATCTACTGTATATTTTTGAACCTCTAATGCCTGAGCCTGTTCAGGGTCAATGCCGATTTTCTCCCATTTCATCCCTTCCTCAAGAACCTGCATTCGATGTGAGCGACTAAGCCCTTTATGTGCCAATTCCCAAGATTCCTTCAAATTCTTTCTTGCTGGGTCTGATAAAATCTTCGGATGCGTCAATACCCCACCCGGAGTTGCGTTATTGCCGAAAAATCTGCCGCCAAACTCTTTGACCGCCACACCGTAGCCGATAGCCTCTTTGTGAAAGGACACCACGTTGTATCCAGTGTATCCATCAAACCCCAAGCCCTTGATATGAAGAACATTGTAATCCGGCAAAAAGACGGTGGGGCCTGTCGTTTGGCGTACTTCGTAATAAGCTACACCTTCTTTGCTTATTTGTCTGAATGTCTTATTTGGAAGTAGCGGCCATAATGCTATCGGCCTGCCCCCGCCATCTCTTTGTATCTCCGCATATCCGTTACCATAAGTCAGTACGTGGGCTTGGCGAGTCTCAATGAAAGTCAAGGCATCCATGTATTCATTTGGTCTATTATGAAGCAACTCGTAAACCGGATGCTCCATCACTCTATTTTTGCCGCCGCTGGCATTCCTGCGATAGACGATAAATGGAAGCGATGCAATAGTCCCCGTAATAACTCTGACAGCCGCCCAAAAAGGTGTATATTTCAGAGCAGAACTTTCATTTATATAAAGGCCAGTCGAAGTTTCTTCGCCACCATGCACCCAATCTATGAACCATTGAAGTGGGTTAGAAGTATTTGACCTCTTTTCGTAACCGAAACGAGCTAAAATATTACTCATTACTTTCATATCAACTATCTTTTTCGCCTAATGCTATAATTCCACGAGTCTCATAAATCGATGGTTTTTCTTCCGGGATAGTTATCGCCCGGCCTAAAGCCATAATCGTTGAAACTATCCCATCAATCCTTTCGGTCGATTTCTTCTTATTCGGTTTGATATTGTCCGCACTATCCGTCTCGACTACAGTATTCCCCGCCATCCATCGAAAGACAGGATTGCCGCCATGAGCAATTTCGCCGGCAAGTACAAGCTCCTCAAGTTTCTTGCTCGGCGCGCTCATTGATACATACCCCATACCGAAAGAAACGAATACATCCTCATTAACGCCCTCTGCATTCAACTGTTGGCGTAATCCCTCAAATCCCCATCTATCGAAAGCAACCTCTTGTATATCGAACTTCTGGTAATCTTCCTCAAAATCCGCCTTGATTGTCGCGTGGTCAATAACATTGCCGGGAGTCAACCTGATATATCCTTCTCTCGCCCACGTAAGATATGGTACGTGGTCTTTTATTTCCCTCGCCTTCGCATTGTCCTCTGGGATATAGCACCTCAAGAGAATTCGGTATAATGGATTCTCCTCATCCGGCGGGAAAACATAAACAACCGAAGTCGTATCTGTATTATGGGATAAATCGAACCCACAAAAACACCGCTTGCCAACAAGTTGCTCCTCGATAACCGGCTCGGCACACCTGTCCCACTGCTCCAAAGATAACCAGCGAGTCTGCGTCTGTGTCTTGACGTTTAGATGGAGTCTCATAAAAGTATTCAGGAACCTCGGTACATCTTTCGCCTTCTGGCATTCACGCCTGATAAATTCGACTTGTAAGCTATTTCCCAGACATGGATTGGCTTTTTCCCAAGTTGAACGTTTTGTAAAATCATCTTTAATTGTCGCCTGCCAGATTGCAGGCAGGAACGAATTGTCTTTCGTTTTATGGATGCAATTTCCAAGTTGGTCATAACCTCGCACCTCATAGGAATATTTCTCCTTTTCATTACAAATGCTTGGCTTGTCATAATCACTTGTTGTTATATATATTAATAATGGTTGCATTCTCGAACCCATTGAAGTTTCAAGAACATCCACAAGCTCATCATTTGGCTGCGTATGAAGTTCATCGACTACGACAATATGTGAATTATATCCATGCTTCGTCCCAGCCTCAGCACTAATAGGTTCGTAGAACGAACCAGTCTCCATCCCAGTATCTGGATTGATAGCAACTATTCTGTGTTGAAATATTCTCGTCGCTTTGGTCAATGGCAGAGAATTTAATATCATCCCTTTGACTACATCGTAAACTAATTTAGCTTGTCTTCTTTCTCCCGCTGCCGAATATATCTGCGCTCTTGCTTCACCATCATATAATAAGCCAAATAAAACTATCCCGGAAATCAAAGTGGTTTTTCCGTTCTTACGAGGCACTTCTATAAATGCTTCCCGGTATCGCCTCATTCCGTTTGGCTTTTTCCATCCGAAAAGATTTGCAAGAATCGCCTGCTCCCATCTCGCTAAATGAAAAGACTTTCCTACTTTCGGTCCTTCTAAATGACATAACATCTTCGGAAAGAAATCCATCACGTTAATCGCCGCGCCTTCGTCAAACCAGCAATCGCCCGCATCCTCAAACGGGTCATAATATGGAATCGATAGCAAAAGTCCGTTTTTCCACTTCCTGTACTTTTCGGCCTTAGATTTCTTTTTTGTCCGAGCAGGCCGCCTGCGTTTGTCTTGAGCAATAACGGGGCGAATAACAGACGCACCCACGACTGCCATCGCTGACCTCATAACAAAATCCCGCCGAGTTATCCTAAATTCCGGCATTATTCACCTTAATCGAGTCCGCCGATTATAATGTCATAGGTAATCGTTGCCGCAGTTGTGGAAGCAACAAATAGCTTAACATTAGTCGATACATCTATCCCCGCAGCCGTAGGCGCAGACCAATAAAATTCTCCACCTGCAGGTATCTCAACAGCATCAGTCGTCCCTGTCACAATCAATAAATCAAGTGAGGTATTGCCGAATAGCTCAAGTACCAGCGTTGCATGAGTATTCTTGACATAAAGAAATTTCACATTTTCCATCGTCAAAGGATTGCCAAAACAATCCAGCAGGCTTGCTCCACTATTCAGGTCCAACGTCTCTCCCGTATCGTTTGTTGACCTCTGGTCTTGGAATAGACAATTAATCTGATTTGCTCCCGTTCCCCACGTCCATGAAATTGGGGCAAATCTGCTCAATACTAATTTAGGTGTTCCTATTTCCGCCGCACCCAAATACTCTAAAAAGATATTCGCACCTGTCTTTCCCGTTAATGCTGTTCCTGCTGCCATAATGTTTTCCTTTCAATTTTTCGTTAATAAAAAAACCCCCAAGCACAGGATTACTCCCGTCGCTTGAGGGTCGTTTTTGTTCGATACCTCGTTATTTAGTTTTTAGAATCCGCCTGATTTAGTGCCTGACGGCCTTCGTCCGGGCGGGATATTGTCCCCGAATTTTACTCCTTTATAAACTCCATCAACTATTCCGAATATATAATTGCCCCTTTGCTTTGGATACATAGCAGCTAATTCCCATCCTATTTCATTTAGCCTTGCTCGTTTCTCAAGTTCTGTCATTATTCCTAAACCAAAAACGCTCAATTATTCCATCCTTAACTTTTTCAATTTGTAAACTTCCGGGGAATATCTCTTGCTCCCCCGTAAAGGCTAAATCTGTTTCCATACTGCTTTCATTATATTCAAAGAGTTTTCCATCTACAAAGAGTATCATTGATTT